CGGTATCATCATAAATAATTCCTGCGTATTTCATAATTACTGTTCCATCCTTCCTGTATGCTTTACTCGGGCTTCGGTTTCACATTGCTTGCCTTTATTAAAAGCAGTTTTGTAGTTGCCGGTAATATAGCCTGTTACGCGGCGAAGTTGCTGAATATTAGTGCTGCCGCACTCGGGACAATGGTCGTTAAATTCATCTGTATAACCGCATTCAAGACAGGTGTCATTAGGAACGTTAATACCTAAATAAGGAATGTCCTTATTCATAGCATAAATTACAATTTGTTCTAAGGCAGATAGATTATTTTTGATACCACTTTCAAGTTCAATATAAGTAATACAACCTGCTGAACTATAACCTGTCAGTTGACTTTCAATATCAATTTTTTCAAGAACTCCAACTTTTTCCCAAACGGGGACATGAATACTGTTAGTAAAATATTCTTTATCGCTGACTTTTGGAATGATTCCGTATTTTTCTTGGAACTTTTTCATTGAGGTATGACAAAGGTTTTCTGCCGGACTGTAGTATACCCCAAAGTTCAATTTATACTGCTGCTTAAATTCAGCGCATCTATCTTTGAACAACTGTTCAATACGCTTCGCAAGTTCCATGCCCTCTGGTGTGGTATGATTTTTACCAATTAGAATTTCCAGAGTTTCTGCTAAACCTAATTGTCCGATTACAATTGTCCCATGCTTTAAAGCAGAACGAATTCCTTCTTCAGGAACATAACCAGCCATTAGATTATTTTCATACATAAATTTAGCTGATTCGGGACTTTGGCGGCAAATATATTCAAAGCGTTCAATTAGCATGTCTTTAGCTTCATGGATTTTCTTATCAAGAAGAACCATAAAGTTTTCAATAACATCTGCTTCACCAGTGGCATCATATTCTTCTGCCGCGACATTTGTCGCTTCCATAGCAAGAGTGGGCATGATAATCGTTACAGGGCAAATATTGCCGCGTCCGTCTTTTTGTTGATCAAGACCATTAACGTCCATGCCATTTACAGTCCTGCATCCCATGCTTGACATGTAAGTCTTTGGGTCATTCTTATCATAACCCGCATTGCCAGACCAATCAATATTGGCATAATTAGGATATAGACGTAAAGAAGTAGATTTTAATGCCAGCTGAAATAAATCATAATTAGGATCGCCTGGATGCTTATTAATTCCCTCGCCAACCTGGAAAATACCACAGGGGAAAATAGGAGTACGATGGTGTTTACCTACGCCTTTAATGGACCCTTCAAGTAGAGCCTTAATTACCATACGACCTTCGGGAAGAGTGCAGGTTCCATAGTTAAGGGAGGTAAAAGGTCAAATTGTTATCCCAAAGGCTTTTTATCCTTTGGTTCTTATAGTTTCCTATAAGTTCAGCATACATTTTCATCTTCGCCATTACGCGTTAAGAGCGGACACTCGTGGGCGGATTATATTTATTCACCGCCTATGCGTTACACTACTTACTAGCCTTTCGTAATCTAATAAGTTAGCTCGGTATTATCATGTTTAAATTGTAATGTTTTATAAATTTTATATATAAGTCTCTTTTACGTTTAAGATAGATAGTAGCATCTTTATATAACCAATTACCAAACAATTCCATATCATGAATATTTTGAATTTTTATATCACTTAATGATTTATCAGAATAATTATATATGGTAGGCTTTGCTTGTAAGAATAAAATATTGGTTATATATTCGCTAATTTCTGTCATTAATCGTTCTGTGCCGCAAATACTAATATTGTGCAAGAATTTTCCATTATTATGTTCTCGTGCCTAAATACTTCCATCACCATCTATAATTCCGCGAATCAGGTGCGGCATTAGTTCTGGTGATAATGATGGTAAAAAAGTTAGCAATGTTTTTCTTGGCACTACACCAAACTTTTCTAAGTCTGTTGCCATTTTATTGCTACGAATAGCTATCTACCCGCAGCCTCTACCATCGTAGCTAATGGATGTATTAGCCTTTAAGACTTGTTTAAATTTTTCTAACATATACTCATCTTTTAAATCTAAAGTTATAGATATAGATGCTTGTCTTCCAGTATTGTCTTTAAACACATTACCATCGCTGATAAGTAATCCTAAAAAGTATGCTTGTTCTTCTGAAACTATTGTCTCAAAAAAATTTTCTAAAAGCTCTGGATTATTTATTGCCGCTTTGGTATAGTTTGGGATATCAGCTAAAATCTTTTTAATAGTTGGAAAGCTTAACTAATATTTCTCACAAACATGTGTTTTTGACATTGGCTTAGAACAATAATAATTAATGATTTCTTGTTTTAGTTCTTCTGAGATAATTTTACGAGGCATATTCATCACTCCTTGTGCCTTTCTATTATAAGAGTGTTTGCCTGCGGTTATCTTGCAGAATATTTTTTCTATTTGTAAAAGAAAACTTATTTACAATTTAAATTTAGACTTTACCGAATTTGCCCGGATTTCGCTAAGAATTTCTTCTTAGCCAGCCACACACTTTAGCTGATTTCCGCTGCGAGACTGTAAGGAATTGAGATTATGATATAAACCTTCTGCAGCCTGTGACAACTCTTTCTTAGTCATATCCATAGCATAGTTATATACTTTTGGGTCCCCCTGTAAATATTGACAGGCATCAATAGGCAAATTAGAACTATAACGCGCGGACTTCTGTTCACCATTTTTTACAATATATTTCAAACCGTCTTTATAATGTTTGCAAAAACTTTTTCTAACATAAGGAACCATTGTCCAGTCAATATGACTTGCAGAAACACCGCCAAATTGCATTAAAGATTGTAGCTGAAAAATAACAGCAACTAATTGGAAAGCGGTATCTACACTATTAGCAGGACGAATATCAACCTGACGAGTATTAAAGCCCTTTTCTAGTAGATGATCAAAAGGAACGGTTAAGCAATTATGCATGCCAACTGCATAAGCACTTAGGTCGTGAATATAAATTTGATTATTCAGATGATTTTCGCGCGCCATCTTGGACATACAGAAATTAAGTGCATATTCCTTCATCATAGTATCAGATGCTTCGCCAACGCGACCGCCAAAAGAATGCTCGTCTACATTGGCATTTTGATTTGCAACATTCTTAGCCGCAAGCTTATCACCGATTGCCTCAAAGAAATCCGCCTTGTATTCACGAGCGACTTCTTTCATATAGCGATAACGAATATAGGCACGAGCGACATCTGGTTCATAGCTCATTAGAACAAGTTCTACAATATTTTGAATGTCTTCTACGGAAATGTCTCCTTCTTTTTCATTGCATCTTGATACGACATCTTCTACAATATCGCAAATTACAGAATATTCAAGATAATTTCCATTTGATTCTTTTACTTCTAAATTAGCTTTTTCAATAGCTTCGCTAATTTTTTCTCTGTCAAAATGAACCTGAGCACCATCTCGTTTAATTACGTATTCCATATATTATCACCTCATAGCTTGCTCCCGCAATATACACAACGCCCATTAAAAGTTTCAAAATTGTTGTCTTCATTTTTATGAGTGCACTTTTGCCGCAGGCTATCAATCTGCTTCTTAAGCTTCATAAACTCTGGATTGATAACGAAGGTATTAGATTGTAGTCCAACTGCATCCTGAATTTTACGCTGGCAATCGGCAATAGCGTCACGAATTTCAAAATTAGTCATGGTATTCTCCAGAACCCCCTTGTATTTATTAAGTCGTTTTTGCTTTTATCAAAGAAAGGAACAAATAAAGAGTTCTTCTTTAGAAGTTCTTCTTTTCGTTCTTGTAGCTTTTTACTATTAAAACTATCATTTAGTTTTAAGTCGCAATTATCATTATTAGTCCAAATGCGTATTGCGGAATAAATATCTGTGTAAGGATTTATTTCGTTTTCCGGATAGAACATTTCTGCTCGTATTGGAATATTTCTGGACCAATAACTAAAGATAAGATTTAGGCAATAGAATAAATTCTTTATATAAAAGGTTTCTCCATATGCGTTATTGCTGTAATTCTTGCCAAGATAAATACAAACGTCAGAAGTCTTGGTGATTTCACCTAGCAATTTTAATTTATATTTACCAAAGTAAGTTTCAAAATGATGAAGCGGCACGAAGTAATCTAATATAATCTTATTGCCGCGGCTTACTTTTTCATATTCTTCTCGCAATAGGAAAAACTGTTTTACTGTATGGCATTGTATAGGCTGTGTTGTATAAATAGAACTTGGATTTCTTGCTATAATATCGTCTAGAATTTCCCAACAATCTTCCTTTCCTAAGAAATCTTTATCGTATAGATAAAATTTCTTTCTTGGGCAGGAAGGCGGCAAAGGCAATCTTTCGCCAGAATTACCATAGGCTTTGTAATAAAAACTATCTAAAAAAGTCAATGCTTTTGAAGTAGATAACAAAGAGTTTGTCATCTTCTCTTGAATTACATCATTATAAAGCGTAATGTCTGGTAAAGTATGTTCCACTATTGGTTGTAGTTTTTCAAAATAGTCTCCATAGAGTTCTACGTTTTCTTGTAGAAAAACTTCTTTAGGTAACTTATCTAAAGGGCAATCACAAAAGTAATAAACTTTAGTGCAAGCGGCGGCTTGGTCTAGATTAGTAATTAGCCGCACTTCGTCTTTTTGAGTGGTTTTTAAATAAGCCGACATCTTCATAGCATCCAACGAAGGAGGGGATACCCCTCTCTTCGTTGGTATGAAGTTATAATCTATAATTCCAATCATTCTTCATCATACCTCTTATCGGTATAAACGATTTTATCACCGTCTACCGCTATAATTTTCATAATTGGAACTTTATGCGTGCTATGCTTATAGGCTTTTGGAATAAAAGCGTCTCCTCGCCGCACGCCCTGTAAGTAAAGTAGATTGCCGCGACTGAACCAAGACTTTTCACGAACTTTCTTCTTACCATCGGGCTGGATTTCGGAAATCTGCTTATCATATTTTGCGAACTGATTTTTCCAAATCTTCACTGTTACCACTCCATCAGGAGTTAGAAGTGAAACGGAATTTTTCATCTTGTTCTTATCAAGAACGGTTCCGCAAATATGAGTTAGTTCCAATAGCTCAATTTTCTTTCCATCTTTAGTTGGCAAGGTTCTTGCTACCGTGGGCACAGTAGGTAGCTTACTGAAGTCCTTTATATCATATACCATACGATTTACATGTTGTAATTCGTGCTCATGATAATAAAAAGACATTGCTTCAATTTCATAATGAGAAATTGTACCCTTGGCATAGGCTTCAAACTGTTCCTCAATCAAAGCCTGATTTAGTTGCTCTAGCAGAACGTCCATATTCTCTTTGATATATTCAGACAATGGTGCGATATTCTTCTTATAAATCTTTTCCCAAGTCTTCAAACCAATTGTATGACCATCTAGAAGAAGGTCCATATCAAAATGCTCACAATAGTAATCAAGAGCCTTTTCAGGAAAAATAATCACATCACCATTAACATGCTTACGAAGGAACCTATTATAAGCAAATAACTCACAATAGTCTGCGGCTTCTTCATCTAAGACGCCATACTTCATCAACATGGGGACATTAGCCAAAGTCAACCTTTCTTTTGTATCTGCCTTTTCCGCCAAATACTTTTGAATAAGTTCCATGCGGTCAGGATAAAGACTATCAAACGCTCCACACTTTAGGAGGTTTAGCATCTGAGTTCTATTAACCTTTACCTTTGACTGGAAATCTTCAATAGAAGTATAAGGACGATTTGCGATAATCTGATTTACAAGGTCTGCGGAAATACGAGTAATATTTCTTAGACCGCTAGCAATCGCATTCTGTTCCACAAGGGGAGTGAATGTAAAACCGCTTTCATTGATATTGGGAGGGGTGATTTTAATACCGGCAGTTTGGAACTTACCAATTGCTGTCGCAATCTTACCGAAGTTGATGCTTTTGTTTTTCTTCTTTTTCTTCTTTGCGTTCTGTTCGGGAATGTCTTCATATTCATATTCTTCCCATTCTTCGGGTTCATAAATATCAACAATCTCTTCAGAATCTTCTGGAGCATCTTCAAGTTCTACGACCAGACAATTTTCATCGCCCTCTTCAGTTTCCATCTTACCAGCACTATCTACAATAAGATTTGCCGTATTCCAGAAAATAATAGGATACTTACGAGCCAAGTTCATTTCTTGAAGTGCGACCAGAGAATAACCTGCGGTATGTGCCTGATTACTTACTACTCTTACTTTCATAAGCCCTTTCGGTTGTAGTCTAGACTATCCCACCATCCATTTTACTGGATGCTCCTATTATAGTCGTTGAGCGTCTCTCTAAATGACTAGAGATTTCGTTGCGGATTATCCAATCTTGACTATTGTTACTTTACCAAAGTGATTAGCTTTGCCGCGTCTTTATTACTAAAGCCGTTTAGTAAGTCAAGCTCTAAGGAACTTCCCGCATTTTAAGGAGTTTTTAACTATATATTACTATATAGTGGCTCTAATTAGTTAAAGCCATAGCCGCGGTTCATCGCAATTAGAACATTCCAAACATAATTACATAGATTTTCTGAAAGATGCTTTTGCCGCATATTTTCATAAAACTCTTTAGTTAGTTGCTCATATTCCTTAGGATTCTTCTTAGCAATAGACTTACGAAGTCGGTCAGCCCACTGAAGGTCAAGTCCGCCGATTTCAGGAATCTGAACCAGCATCATAAACTGTTCCTGAGCAATACTAAGTCCATAAGAAATATCCAACTCACGATGTAACAATTCTCTCTCAGACGCGGTCAGCCCATACCGCTCCATTTCTTCATCCCATAATCTTGGGTCTTTCTTGAAACGAGCATACTTATCAATAGGCATCTCGCCGCCCTTTTCCTGAGCCATTAGACGAATAACAGAGTTGAGAACAGCCAAGTCATCAATAGATTTAGGATGGGTTTTAGCAATCGCATCAATACCACTTTGCTGCTCCATCTGGAACAAGCTAGTAATTTGCTGCTTCCAAACCATCTTCCACATCTCTGGGTCGTCGCGTTCTAGGTTATAAATACCGATTACCTTTTCATAAGTTTCCTTTAGGCTTTCTTCAGGCTTAATAAAACCATACTCTTGTAGAAGTTCAAGACAAACCTGAATTCTATCCATACCTTCAACCGAAAGAGCGTCATACTTAATCAAACTACATTCCTCAAGGTCATGAAGTTCGTAAGCACTAATGATGGTTCCATCAGGTGCTCTCATTAGAGAAGCTGTCTTTGTGAACGGCTCATCATTGAAAACAATGCCGCCTGCGTGAATCAGTTATTCCTTTGTCACCAAAGGACCAGACTATATCTTCATTTCTTTTAATTTATTATTACGGAAGTCGATAGCTAGCCTAAAAGCTTCGTCTTCTCCATATTTATCAATAGAAAAACTTTTAGAATAGCGCTTCTTCTCAAAACTCCATTCACACACCCAAGAAGCTTTTGCTATACCTGGGCGAGCTTCACGTCTATAAACTCCACGTATTTTAGTTTTACTTTCTTTGCGTTCTTTCGCATTTGTGGAATTAATAGAACGAGTAGTTATTCGAAGATTTTTTCTACGATTATCTAATGGGTCTCTATTGATATGATCTATTACATTATTCGTATCGTTTCCTATGATAAAACAATGTAAACTTATACGATTTAATTCTTTAGAACAAGCTATTACACGAATATCATCTTGATGAATTGATAAAGTCCATTTATAACAACTAATTTTATTATAGTCTTCTTTATCAATCTTTGCATAAGCCTCAATGTTATGAGTATTTATAATACGTAACTCATAATAATCATCATGCTCGATGTATTCATTTAATACATTGGTTCTATAGGTATTTGGGGCTTTATTCTCATTTCGGATATTGGTTTTGTAATTATGTAAATCAGTATGAGCCTTACAGTTGTTTATTGCTTCAACGGTTCTAGTGGAAACATTGCATAATTTTGCTATATCAATGTTTCGTTCCTGATTTTTTAAACGCTCTATAATCTCTAACAATACTTCTTTTTTAATTTTTTTCACTCCCATTTCACCTCCTTTATTTTTATTTATTAGGCTTTATTAAAAGAAATGCGAGGCGCTTCGGATGGTAGCAACTCCATCCTACTGGGCTACACTCATCACCCATAGTCGTTACACTTTCCACATATAATGTGGCTTAGCACGGGATTGCCACCGGTAAAAATTTCTGGTGGTTCAACCGTTAGCAAGAATTTTATTCTCACACCGCTTGCAAAGCGTTCACCTCGTTTATAGTGGGCTATTCACTATTTGTTTAACCCACTCCGCAAATCAAACCCTCAATCTTTTGGGCAATCTGCCAAAGTTCGGGATGATTATTCATCTCTTCTACGAAAGTTGTGCTCGGCTTGATGTCGTCATCTTCATTACCATAATACATAGTTTTCAAACTATAAAGCTGACCACGTTCTGCGGTAATGAGAGAAGCTAGATACTGACCTTCCTCAGGCGGCATATCCAAACCGCGAGCCGCAGTTAGAATAGCACTCTTAGACTTTTCAGTTCTAAAAGTAGCCACATTACAAACTCTGTCCTCGCCATAAAGTTTACGAAGATGCTCCAGAACTTGTGCTCGTTTTAGACCAGAAATATCAAAGTCAATATCCAGAACAGAAACACGAGCCGGATTCAAGAAACGCCAAGGCATCATTTTGGTTTTCTCTCGCAGACAATTCATCTGAATGATATCCAGACAATATAGAAGCAAGAAACCACCACCAGAACCACGAGCCGGACCAACGATACTACCTGCGTTCCAACACTCTTCAATAATTTTCTGAAGATTTAGATAATACGCACTCCATTCGGCTTTGTTAATTTCACTGGATACCCAAGTCATATCAAGACACTCTTCCAGTGCTTCATAAGCCTCATTGTTCTGTAGGTCCGCATGCTTCTTGATACCCGCGATAGTCGCATAAACAAGTTCATTATCCGCCTTATTAGGAGAATTTGCGAACTTTCTTAGCGAAGGCATCTTATCAAAGTAAAACTCCAAATCGGGAACATTGTGTTCGTAATCTAACCAAGGAAGATAAGGAATACGAAGCGGACGCTTGATTGTATATTCCTGACAAGCTGCCGCAATATTACGAATATTGTTATAAGCTTTTTCAAGGTCCGCCGCAGTTAGATACGAGAAGAAGCCTTCTAGCTCATCTGTACCCATCATATAAGTAGTTTCATAGAAAGACTTGACTTCTCGGTCGCCATCCTGAGAATTAAGATACTTCTCATGAATATAAGCATCTTCTTTCTTTAGGTAATGGCTATCAGTAGTGATAATAAACGGAATATTAAGAAGCTCACTAATCTTCTTAATATGACTATTGACGAACAACTGGTCAGCATTCTTGGAAGGCTGCATCTCCAAATAGAAATTACCTTCACCAAAAATACCTACCATATATTGACACCAATTCAAAGCGGTCTCCCAAAATCTTGTGTCTCCCGTGTCTCTAAATTTAATTAAAAATTTCGGGAGTTGACCACCAAGACATGCGGTTGACCCAACAATATGACCAGGATTAGTTCCAATAATGTCCTTCAAATCCTGATAATAAGTCGGCACACGACGCATGCGACGAGACACGAATGAACGCTTCCAAGCCCGGGTAGAAAGTTCACAAAGTTGATGATAACCCTCAATATCCTTCGCAAGAAGAACAAAGTGAAAATAATCATCGCCACGTTCTTTGCTAAAGTTGGAACCGTTTAATTTATTACGGGTGAGATAAATCTCATTACCACGAATAACCTTGAAGTCCGGATACTTTTTCCGCACTTTTTCCGCATATTTCTCAACCTGAATGAAACTGGAAAGAGTTTCGTGGTCAGTAATAGCCACGCACTCATGTCCCAGTTCAATCGCATAGTCAATTAGAGTAGAAACTTTATTAATACTGTCGCGGAGTCGGTTATTACTATGGTCCGTGTGATTATGGAGCGAACCGGGATAATTTCTATTCATAACTCTCTCCTTTTCTTATTAATTATATTATACAACAGTTTTTTAAAAAAGTCAAAATTCATAAGTAGTATCTTCGATTTCATAGTCATCAATTAAAATTTGAGGAGTGGTGCGACCCGCCCAAGTGTTCTTTTTAATCTTACCATAAACAGTAATGTAGCCGCGACTATATCCTGTAATCTCTTGAATGAAATCGGAGTTCTTAAATTTCACATATTCCACACCATTGTGGGTAAACTTAGCAGAGTCTTTATTTTCGCCCATTACGAAAATCTGTTCCTGATAATATGGGATACGTTCAACAACTACTGTTGGCTCATCAATATCATTTCCCCATAACTCTGGATGCTCTGCGATAGTTAAGAGTAGAGAACTAATTTGCTCATCCTCAGAGAATACATAATCAACAAAATAAACATTGGATAGTCCTTCGTCTGAAATATGAGAGTTCGCATATGCTAGTAGTTCATCAAGATTACTTTCGTGAATACTTACACCAGCCGCATTAGCATGACCCTGTACGTATTCTGTCTTGCCAGAAGCCTCTAAGAAAGCCTTGAAGTCAGGAACCTCTAGGAATGAATCGTTTCCTCGAATACTGCCGCGAAGATATCCTTCATCGTTTCGTGCTACGATAGCACAGGGGCGGTGATAACGATTTACGAACTGAGCACAAATAAGACCACGTAGTTCCTGTGGAATATTGTCCTTATCGTTCACTTCAATAATTAGTATCTTGTTATCTAGAAGTTCATACTTATGTAGCCGCATATCTAGAAGTTCTGTTGCTTTTTCCTTGATGCGGTTCTGACGATTACGAGCATTTGAAGCACGGCGAGCCATTTCAACAGAAACCTTTTCCATATCGCCAGGCTTGGCTCCACGTTTGTCAGTTTGAATTAACTTATTAGGATTAATAAAGGCTTCAAATAACAAACGCTTTTCTTCCATCGTGCCTACTCGTACTACCGCATTTAGAAGCGGCACAATGTAGAAAGCCACATTGATGTAGCCTAAATCCTTGGTCTCCTTGAATAGTGAGAAAGACTGCTGACTAATAAATGCCTTTAGCCCCTCATTCCTAACTCGCTTTAAACCTTCCATAATATAATAACGAGTTTCAGGATGCTTCATACTCATACAGTCAGCGACATTAGCCAACGCACATAAATCCATATAGTTTTCACAATGACCCGGCTTATTTAGCACTCTATCCATTACCATTAGGAACTTATAAACGATACCCGCGCCGCAGAATGACTTGTTTGAATAGTTCTTTGATAACTGGTTATTCACAACTACCGCATAAGGACTATAACATTCGGCATCGTGATGGTCAAGAACTAGGATATCCTTGCCAACAGCATTTAGTCGCTTATGCTCTTCAATATCAAAACTGCTCGCATCAGGAAGAATGATTAGATTATAATCACTTTCTTCAACTTCATCAATAATGTCATCTAGACCATGAGCCTTATGTTCATGGCAAACATATTCTAACTTAGCATTAGGATAAAAATCCTTGATATACAGCCACGTCATCGCGGCACTACAGATACCATCAGTATCGGCATCCTGAACAATAAGGATAGAACTGTCGGCTTCCAAATGCTTATATAATAGCTTTGCCGCTTCCTCAATATTATCTAACTTTAATGGATCAATCTCATAATCCTTACTAGGATAAACATAACCTTCAATATCTTCTACTCCACGCATTGCTAGTAGCCAACCTAGACAAGTAGTCGCATCATGCGGGAGTTCCCACTTTAACTTATAATTCATCTTACAATAATCCGCCTCTTCATTAATTTTTCTAATGTTTCTTGCCCTTTATCACAGGGAGCGTCTTTCATATCTAGTAAATTATGTTCGTCAAACAAATAATAGAATGTGGCTAAGCCGCGATATTTTTCGCATTTGCTAATTAATTTTTTGCGATACTCTCGACCTTTTATGTCAAAACAATTCTCATATTCTTTATCATATGCTAGAATGATTTCATTTACTCCTAACTCTTGAACAAGAAGATTGATTTGAAAGCGATTTAGTTGAGAACCACAGGTCGCGACTGCTACGCTATAAGGTCCATAGTAAGAAGAGTCTTTTAAAATAGATTTCTCCCCCTCATATATAACCACTCGCTTAGACCTTTGAATGGCTTCCTTATGTTCCCAAATTCCATAAAGATTAAAACCCAATTGATGATTGTACATTTCGCTTCCAATTTGAACTGGACGATATTTGCCATATTTTAAATCTTCTTCCTCAAGAGCGCGGGCTCTTATACCAACAAGTCGCCCTTTGATATCATAATGAGGAATAATGATTTTGTTCTGCTCATAAGAAAAACGAATATTAAATTGTTCTTGTGCAAGGGAAGTTATTCCTTCATCCAACCAACTTGGATGACTCATCGGAAGGAAGTAATCCAAAACATTTTTATTATATTCTGGAAGAGAAACAACTGAAGCCTTTTCAAATACCAGTGGCTCCTGATTTACTTCTACAGCACGAGGAGAAATAACCACTTCTTCTTCATCTTCTAACTGTAAAGTAAGAAACTTTCGTAGATAATAAATCGCTTCATCATATGAAACCTTTTGATGATTCAGTTCCATATATCTCTGATAAAGACTAATCACACTAAAATTTTCACTACATTGGGTATAACAGTGAAAGTTCTTAGTCTTATCATAATAATAAAGTTTCATATTATCTGCTTCATCAATGGGATTATGACAAATAGTCGGACAAACTAAATAATCATCCTGAACATCAATGTCTTGGACTCCCAAACTACGCAAAAAGCGTTCAACATCTTCTAATGAAAACGCGGTCACTAGATTCTTATCTGTGTAAGAATTTCGTATCGCAACTTCATCATAATATGTAGAAGCAAATTTACACATTAAAAGTCGTCTCCTTCCTCAAAATCCGGATTGGGACAATCCACAGGAATGGTTCTTAGAAAATCTCTAGTAACCCAAACTTCTTCACCAGGAAGTACTGGAATATATTCATATTCATCCATTGTTACTAAGTCTCCCTTATCATCAGTAATAAACAAATCAACCTTATAACCAGTGCCCAGATTTATCTTTGACCAAATGCGGCAACCCTTATAAGTACCACTACGAAGCTTATAAATATCAGTTACATGAGTAGGAGTACCATATTCTCTTGTATAAGGTGCGATGGCTTCCAATTCTTCGGGTTCTACCTTGGCAATTAGACAACCTACATCACATTTATCAGCAATAGCTTTTGAGCCTCTAAGAGTTCGCTGGTCACGCTTTTCTCCTAACTTCAAACCATCACCATTGACCTGTGTGCTAGTCGCAACAAATACATTATAATTTGCCGCAATTTCCTTTAGTTGGTTAGATAGCATACCTAGAGCCACATCTTCACGAATACCACTAGAACTAAACTGGTTGATTAGTGAGGGAGAGGAGAAAATATAGTCATAAAAAACATAACCAACTTCATTGAGTAGAACATGCTTTTTAATAACTGTTTGAACATTGTTTAGATTTGGGTCTTGAATTGCCTCAAGAATGAAATACTTATCATACTTTTCAATAATAGACATCGCAGTTTGTACTCGCTTTGTTTCTTCAATAGTACAAGCATTTCTCTTGATATGCTTTTCCTCGACGCCTGAAACATACGCTAGAATAATTGTTTGAATTTCCTTCGCCGTCATCTCAGTTGTGATGAAAAGAACCTTTTGCGGCTCCTTATCCTTTACCCAAACAAAACTTTGCTTTCCTTCATCATAATGAATTGGATATACAATACTACAAGCATCAAACACTGCCCAACGAGTCTTACCAACGTTGGTGCCGCCAGAACGAAGATACATACGACCTCGTAATGCTCCACCAACAATAGAATTATAATAAGCGCCATTGAGTTCCGGACCAATTTCAGGACTTTGATTTAGTTCATTGATTAGTTCTCTAAGACCCTGAGCCGCGGTTATATAACCAGAGGTTCCATAAGTATGCTTAGAACGAATAAGTGAAAAAGAACGCTCAATATATGAGAGGATTTCCTCTTCCGTCGCATTTTCATATCTCTGGATACAATCAAATTCCTGCTTACTACCCGGAGACGCAGATTCAAAGTCATAAGGAGAAATATCATATCCATGACTTTTTAGTTCTCTGAGTAGTGAATTCTTCTTTAGACGATTATAAAACGCACCGAAGTTTTCAGGCTGTCCTTTATCAAGACACATCATAACAAAGCTACGACCATTGTTATGACGATAAGTGGTCAATAGAGACGTGTAGTCTTGTAAAAACGTCTCAATAGTTGCGGCATTAAATGAAACCGTGCCAATATCAATTAGATTGGACAAGGAAAAATAAATTACTCTTGAAATTTGATTTTCCTGACTAAAGTCGTCTATCGTGATAGGCATAGGCAAACCACTTAATACCGATGGTTCTTTCATAATACTGCCAAGAACTTGACAGTACAAATCAGTATTATTAAAAGTCATTTAGCCCGCTCCTTTACACATCTTCTGGATTGATTTTTAAACCTGTTTTACGAGTTTTCCCATTATAGTTCGGTTTGACAATACGAGTGGGAAGATTAGAATTTTTCTTAATTGCCTCTGCGGCTTGTTCTTCTCTACGATGAAGAGTAAGATAATAATCCCTAGCCTCGTCTATATATTGAGGCAAATAAAACAAAGTAGGACTATATACTTTTACTCCTTTAATATCGTACATATAATGAAGTATTGCCGCCATATTTTTGTAAGTAAGATTGTGTTCTTCTTTAGTCCTTTTTACTTCAGCATATAACTTTCCAGTCATTTCTTTGATATAGAAAATGCGGCAAATTGTCTTATATAAGTAGTTTCTATCTTCTTTCTCTTTTTCGGCAGACAAAAAAGATGCGAAACATGCCGCTGAACAACTTGCTACTCCTTTGCCGTTATACACAATAAAGTTCTCGCCTTCAATAAGTTTCTTACATGTTACACATCTCATTGTTTATTCCACCTTTCCTATATCTATTATACTATAAAATTTTAAAAAAGTCAAATAAAAACTCCTGCTTTTCACAGGAGTAATTATTAGACCAACTTTCTCAAATCCTCAACAACCAGTTCAACCATTTCTTGTTGTTCAGGAACCGCATTAGAAAGTTTGAAATCGTGCTTGAATACCGCTACAATTGCTTCACGGATTTTCTCACGACCAACTTCTCCATGCTTCTTAATAATCTGAGTCCAAAGTTCCTTAGCTTCGGTCATTGTCTCCTCAAAGGAGCGATTTGCTGTGGGAATATTAGAAGCGAGTTCTTCTTCAGTTACAAAGCCGGTACCAGTTAAATTGGCTTCCTTCTCCATAGCTTCAGCAATTGCATCAACTAGATACTGATAACCAAGTTCAATTCGCGGCTCAAGATACTTATAACGAGAACCTGCGAAAATTGTAGGTGTGCCGCGAGTGTATAAATAACGCTTAGACTTAGAAGTCTTCATATCATATTCAACGCCAATGTAGCCAATAACGTCAACCATACGGTTTACAATCTGATACGCAGCATTGGGTAGGTCGGGAGCAAGAGTATCAAGGGCATTGCCTTCTTCATCGACATACTCGGTTTTCTTTGTCTTAGAGTGAGCGATGAATACAATTGCGTAGCCTAGCTGAGTTAGCTCACGGAATGTCGTTTCAAACTCGTCCTTTAGCATGCCCCAGCCCTTACCATAACCGATATCACCAATTGCCTGTACGCCTTCACGATTTAGAATGTACTTCTCACATAGAGCATAAGCAATAGCAACGGTATCAATTACGATGGTTTCATATACTTCCTTTGCCTCAGGCTTCTTTAGCTGGCGGCAAATAGACTTGAAATCGCCCCAAGAAGCAACGTCCGCGGCACGAACGCCAACTAGAGCATTGTAGCCCTTCTCAAAAGCAACTAGTAGGGGCTTGGGCCACATGGCTGACATAGAGGTCTTACCGCTCTTTGCCTGACCGTAAAGCATTACGAAACGACCACGAAGGTCTTTACATAGCTGTGTGGGCTGAATATTAAAAATATCAATAACTGCCATATTCGTTTTCTCCTTTCTTATCTTTCATCGGCTCTGGGACCGGGAGGATTACTCCTCCCAGTCATAACCAGAAGCAGGTGCCTTAGAAGCAGAAGTAGAAGTCTTAGAAGTAGCCGCCTTATTACGGGCTTCCATCTTCTTAGTCTCCTTTAGAGCGTTACGGTCAGTCATTAGAACACGAATGTCCTCGGGGTCATAAGCCATATCCTCGGCATAAGGCTCATCACTACCATGAGTGATAATCAGTTCACGCTTCTTACGAGTAGTGGTCTGGGGAATTGCCTCACCCCAAGAGTTCTGAACATCATGGGTAACGGTCTCAGAAGTCATACGAATACGACCCACAACGTTCACGGTATCATTCACAGAATAATTACGTTCAATGTAATCAACTGCGGTGGGGTCCTCAACATAGAAATCTAGACAATCAATCTTGCGACCGAACTTAACAACGCCGCCACGAATCTTTAGACGACCAGTCTCCTCACCTGCGGGGCTAACCTCACGATCCATGCTAAGGATAAAAATCTCAATATCAAAAGTGGCACAGTCAGCACTGGAAGCGGGAGAATTGCCGCGAGCCTCGTTTAGGAAAGAAGCGTTAATATTCCAGCTGGAAATAACCGTCTCAGGATTGCGAGAATCACAGAACATATTCTCGGCTAGGGCACCATTACCACGACGACCATTGATGTTTACCTTGGTCGCATTCTCAATGCCATCCTTCTGGGCGGTCTTATACTCAATACCATACTTACCTAGGGTCTCATAAACGGGATTGTCATTGCCATCCTTCTTATGCTTCATAGCAATGAAACTAACGGGAATCTCGCTAATCTCATCACGGCCACCAAAATGCTGGTTGACACGGATAGTAGCGTTAGCCGCACGATAAGGCTTAGAGCCCTTTAGAGCGGAAGTCTTGCCCTCACGAATTTCCATTCCGAGTAGAGTGCCATTAATTACTACACTGTTCTTTGCGACGGTATCAATTGACTTATACATAATGTTTGTTCCTCCAAATATTGTTTATTAATTATATTATATTATAGTACAGAATTTAATCTTGCTCGTTCAGCTTTCTCTTCTGCTCGGGCTTTCTTACGAGCCGCCACTGCTTCTGCTCTTTCTTGAGCCTTGCGGCGCTCTTCTTCGTCTGGGTCGTACTTCGTTCCTGCCTCGGTAATGGTTATAAAACGAATCTCAGTATTCTTTTGACCTTCATACTTACCTGGGATTACTTCAATACGTTCATTAGCATAGCCCTTTTTAACTAGCCAATTTACCGAACCATTTACCGCGGCCATAGATACATCTACGGCTTCAACTATCTAATGTTTAGTAAATTCCTTACCATATCTCTTCTTTAGAAAATTAAATACGGTCTTACTTGCTTCTGTCATAATGCAATACCTCTAATTTCATTTTCTATAATTATTATACATTAATTTTTTGTTTTTGTCAAATTTTATTCACCGAAAAATTCCTCAATAAGCGTATTACGCTTAGTTTCGTCATTCTCATGAGCAACTTCGGTTAACTTGGGAATAAGATTTTCATCATACTCCTTTACAACTGCGGTCCAAGTATTAATATTCTTCTGGACTAGGTTACGAGTAACAACCGCGCCAGCATAGAGTAAAATATAGTCTTGGAAGATAATTTCTTCTCCAGCCAATAAACGGTCTTCCAAATTGTTAAACATATCCCTTGTAGAGGTTAAAGACTCAATCTCCTTAGAATGATCTTGTTCCTTATCCTCGGAAATAGTCTTCATAGCAGTTTCTGCGTTTAGGGCACCATTACGAGCCACTAGCTAAAATAATTCTCTGTATTGCTTATTCATAATACCTTTCACTCCTTAAAAATCTTATTACCCATCGCGGCTTTACCAGTGGTAGAAACAATACCAACATTGATGATTGCTACCTTGTTGCCGCGTTTTACTGTCAT